AAGCATGATTAAGGCAATACTCAACTCTGCTAATGGCTTGCATTCTAAAGATAAATCACCAGAGGCAGAAAAACAAAGGCAGATTAAGAGCTTTGCCGATCTTGATAATTTACAGGTGGTAGCTGAAATTACTATTAACGATAAAGGAGATCAACCTCGTAACGAGATCAAGACCATAATTACGCCCGACCATGCCAGATATAGCGAGTTTATGGATGAGAGAAGCGGAAAGTTTCCGATTAACACTCAGGCTGCAAGTAATAAACAAACTGATGATGCTTTTGAAGAAGATAAATTACCGTGGGTATAATAATGAGCCAAGAGATACAACGACATATTACTGGCATCTACAATGAGTTAGACCAATATCATGATAACAGGGGTTTAACTGAAATTTGTTATTGGCATTCTTGTAAGCATTTTAAGTATAACGAGGCTTTTCAGGTAGCTTTTTTTCAAATGGAGAGGCAGATAAAACTGGTTACTAAAAATTTAGCTCAGTTATCGGAGTCAATAGATGATTTAGAGATACATGTTAATCGGTGTAAGCAGTTGGTTTTGTTAGAAAAAGAGAAGGATACCGAATTTGCAGAAGTTTATAATGAGTATCACGCAAAATTAAATGGAGTAGCAGATGAAGGGAAAGTGTGAAGAGATTGTTATAGAGCGTTATTTAAAGGGGAATATTAACAATGAATTTAAAGATGAGCTTTTGTGGGTCATTAACCTAAGGCGCGATAACGGTCAATATTTAGAAATATTATCTAAATTGCTACAAGATGAGAGCTCGGAAAAGCTTAAGGTTCTAGAAACTATAGTAGAGATGATCAAAAAACAAATTATGGCCGATAGTAGAGACTTTCAAGTAAGAGATCCTAAAAAGTTTGTAAACAACTTGCTAGAGGAGTTAGAACATGAACTATCAAAGTAATCATGAAACTATAACATGGCAGGAGGCAAGCATTAAGTTATCGCAATTAAAAGAATATGCAGATAACCCAAGAAAAATAACCAAGGAAATGCTGGATAAGCTAGCTTCTCATATAAGGGAGGACGGGTATCATCAAAGGATAATAGTAGATAACGATTACACCATCATCGGCGGTCATCAGCGCAAAAAAGCTTTATATATGGCAGGTTATGATGATGAGACTGAAATTGAGGTGTTAATGCCGAGTAGGAAACTAACACCGGCGGAAATAGACAGGCTAAACATTAGAGATAACCTAGCATTCGGTGAATATGACTTTGATCTGCTAACGGAGCGGTTTGATCAGGAGGAGCTATTATCTTTTGGCATGGATAAGGATATGCTAGCCCCTATTTTTGATAAAGCCTTATTAGAAGAACTAGGGGAGGAAGAGGAGATAGAAGTCCCGGGAGAAGCTACTGCTAGGCTTGGTGATATTTACCTGCTCGGGTCTCATCGTTTAATGTGCGGTGATAGTACTAATCCGCAGCATGTTGAAAAACTAATGGGTGTAGCAAAGCCGATTTTAATGGTAACTGATCCGCCGTATGGGGTGGGTTATGAGCCTGAGTGGCGTGAGGGTGTTGATCTTCAGGTAGGCATACGTTCTAAAGGTAAGGTACTAAATGATGATAGATATGATTGGTCTGAGGCTTATTCATTATTTACCGGTGATGTGGCTTACATCTGGCATAGTTCAAAATATACTCATAAATTTGCTGAAAATATAGAGAATAGCGGTTTTGAATTGATTTGTCTCATAATCTGGACAAAGCAGCAGTTTGCATTAAGCAGGGGTGATTATCATCATCAGCATGAGCCTCTATGGTATACCGTACGGAAAGGGAAAAAGCATAACTGGCAGGGCAAACGTGATCAATCTACCGTATGGGAAATTACGAATAATAATCCATTTGGTAATAGTTCTCACAATATAGAAGAAACGTGGGGACACGGCACACAAAAACCGATGGAGTGCATGCTTCGGCCTATACTTAATAACTCCGCGCAAGGTGAGAGTGTATACGACCCGTTTGGCGGTAGCGGTACTACGTTAATTGCCTGCGAGAGGTCAAAGCGTAATTGTTACATGATGGAATTATCTCCAGCTTATGTTGATGTTATAATAAAGAGGTGGGAAAAAGAAACCGGATTAAAAGCGGTACTGGAAGGTGGCAAGTAAAGAGTTATTAGAAGAGGAAAAAAATCTAGGAGGACGTCCTATGATCGAGCTTAGTGAAGATCAGTTGGAAGACCTTAATATTCTATCTGCTATTTGTACTTTAGATGAGATAGCAGATTATTTTTGCATAGCTAGGGAGACTTTTAGGAGAATTAGAGTCCGTGATGAGGAGGTTTTTAGCCTCTATAAAAAAGGGCGAGTTAAAGCCAAAAAGATTATGGGTAGTAGACTTTTTAAAAAAGGTGTTATTGAAGGCGATACTACTGCCATGATTTTTTATATGAAAACCCAAGGAGGGTGGAAAGAAGCAAAGGAAGAGCCGGAAGAAAAACCAGTTAAAATAGAAACTCCGCAAGAAATAGAAGCTAAAATGGAAGAAATTAGACTTTATATTCAGTGGAAAGAAGAACAAAAATTAGTGTTAGAAAAAGAAAATAATAAGGAAGAGTAAATGTTATATTCTAAAAAAGAACAAGCGGAAGCTTCTCTTTATGAATTTTTTAAGCAAGCTTGGCATGTACTAGAAGGAGGAACTCCTTTTGTAGATGAATGGTATCTTAAGAAAATAGCTAATAGTCTTCAAGATTGTTTAAAAGGAAAGATTAAGAATTTATTAATAAATCTACCGCCTCGCAAAGGAAAAACCAATTTAATATCGATAGCCTTTCCTGCGTGGGTATGGATTAACTACCCTGAAAAGAAGTTTATCTGTGCTTCTTATTCTAATTCACTGGCATTAAAGATAGCCGATAAGAGTCGGTTACTTATTGAAAGCAGCTGGTACCGGGAGAGGTGGGGAGATAGATTTAAATTACGGAAAGATCAGAATTCCAAGAGCTATTTTGCTAACGATAAAACAGGATATAGAATTTCAACGAGTGCGGGTTCGTTTATAACGGGATCGGGAGGCGATATACAAATTACCGATGACCCGAATGACCCGAGCGGCGAGTCTGAAGCTAAACTTGAAGCGGTAAATATATGGTGGTCTCAAAAATGGTTCAATAGGGTTAATGACGCTCGAACGGCTGTAAGGATTGTCGTACAACAAAGATCGCAAAGTGAGAATGACGTATCGGGTAACATTATCAAGAATGACGTAGATAACAGGTGGGTAAAATATATTCTTCCTATGGAATATGAGAGTAACGTTAAATCCGATTTTAATGACGCCCGAACGAAAGAGGGGCAGTTGCTAAGTAGCAGAGATACTCCTGAAGTAGTAAAGCAGATTAAAAGAGAAATGGGTTCTTACGGGTATGCTGCGCAGTATCAACAAAGACCTGCTCCACTCGAGGGAGGTATCATTAAAAAACACTGGTTCAAGCTTTATCCGCAAGCTGAATTACCAAGCCTGGAATATATAGTTCAGTCATGGGATACGGCATTAACCGGTAATGATGATTCCAGTTATTCTGCCTGTACTACGTGGGGAGTATTTAAGGATAATTACGATAATGAAAATGTAATACTGCTTTCAAGCTGGCGGGATAGATTAGAGTATCCCGATCTTAGAGAAAGAATGAAGAGACTGGCAAATGATTATAGGGATACGGGAATTACGCCTATGTCTTTTAATGCCAGATATAGTCCTGATTTAATAGTGGTAGAAGCTAAAGCATCGGGCGATCCGCTTATGGCAGAGCTTAAAAGAATGGGTATATATGCCCGTCCTTTTATCCCTAACAAGTACGGCGATAAGATACAGAGAGTAAGGTTAATTAGTAGCTTAATTGAAGGAGGTATTGTATGGATGCCGCCAAGTAAACATAACCCGTCAAAATTAGCTGATTTTGCCGATGAGTTTGTAACAAGCGTTAGTTATTTCCCAAACGTTAGTGCAAGGGATTTTGTCGATACGATGACGCAGGCATTAATAACGCTTAGGGACGCTAATCGTATTTCTCATCCTAAAGACTACGTAGAGCCGGAAGAATATCAAGAAACAATAAGGGTATATTAAGAATATGTCTAATAAGAAGGGGATTAAATACAATTCAAAATCTGCGTTAATTTTAAAACAATATACTCCGGAAGATATACAGAAATTGTTAAATAGCGGTGAGTTTAAATCGGTCATTATCCGCAGACTTGGAGTACATGTGAAAGCTTTTAACGATTATATGGGGCAGCATAATTTAACTTACCGAGTTCCGGATAAACCAAAGTTTAGCGGTAGAGAGATGAGTAATGCTAGGGGAGAACAAAAGGGCTCTGCTTCTTATGAAGAACCGCTAGAGAGATTTCAAAGGTTATTTAAAGAGCGCAAGCAAAAAAGAACCTTACGGGAGCTAAAAGATGCTTATTACTAAAAATTAACTTATTTACGAAGATATATCACATGAAAGGAAGAAAGAAAATAGAATTACCGGATATGTTTGATTCAGCGTTAAGCCTTAAGGATATAGATAATGCCGAGATTAATAAGGTTGAAGATTTAGAAGACGGCTCATCCGTTTATGAAATAGGAAGCCTAAAGGAAGATAACCTTAACAACGATAAGTTTGATGCTAACCTTGCTCTTACGATGAAGGAGGAGAGCTTAGCGAAAATATCAACTTATATTCTAGATGCTATTGATGATGATATTAAAGTAAGGCAACCATGGCTTGATATACATAACAAGGTCAAGAAATATCTAGGTCATAATCTTGAAGATTTAGAGAAGCAACCTTTTGATCAAGCCTGTAGAACATTTGATACCACGCTTAGTACGGCCTTAATTCGTTTTTGTGCTACATCAAGGGCAGAATTGTTACCCGATAGCGGCCCGTGCGGTGCCAAGATATTCGGACAGGATACCGAAAAACTTGAAGAAATAGGGAAAGTAAGAAGTCAGTGGCTTAATTATTTCTTAACTATAAAAGATTCGGCTTATTACCAAGACTTTGAAAAGTCCTTATATTATATAGGGTTTTATGGAACTATCATCAAGAAAGTTTATTATGACGATGTTTTAAAAACGCCTTTATCAAGATTTATTCTGCCTGAGGATTTTCTAATTAATATTGATTGTACTTCGATACTCGAGTCAAGCAGGCTTACTCATATTCTAAAATTATCTACTCGTGAGGTTTTGATTAATCAGAAGAACGGAATTTACAGAGATGTTGAACTTCCTTATTTAAAAGTTGAGGGGGGTGATAATAAGGATAATGCCGGCAAACAACAAGACGATTCTAAAAAAATAACTAATCTTATTAATCTTGATAGTTATAAACAAAGGACTCTGCACGATATATATGAGAGTCATATATATTTAAATCTGGAGACTTTTGAGGTTGACTATAATTCACAGGAGATAACGGAAGTAGCTAGGCCTTATATTGTTACTATTGATAAAGAAAGCAGGGAAATATTAAGTATCAAACGCAACTGGCGGGAAGGTGACTCGGAATTCAAGAGAAGAAAATATTTTGTAGCTTATCATTTCTTTACCGGTTTTGATATTTGGGGACTCGGAATGGCAAGGATGTCGGGAACAAATGCCATCGCAGTTACCAATATGCTACGGCAAACCGTTGATGCCGCTACTTATCAGAATTTACCTGCCGGTTTTATTGACCAGGGAGCTACGAAGCAGCAAGTAACGGATATGATACTCGGCCCGGGTCAGTGGAAACTCTTTAATACGCAAGGCTCAAAAAGCATAAGAGATTTATTTGCCCCACTACCTGCAAACGGCCCGTCTCCAAGCTTAATGCAATTACGTCAGGAAATAATAGCCCAGATGCAGGATCAGCTATCTACTACGCAGCTTGGCATGATGGATAGCAAGGAAGATATTCCGACCGGAACGGCTATTGCGTTTTTAAAAGAGAAAAACAAAATTGAATCTGCCGTTTTAAAATCCTTACATGTTTCATTCTCGGAAGAACTAAGGTTACTTGACGACATATTTAAGGAAGTTGTTGATAGGGAAGAATTTTTTATTAACGGCGAGCAGTTTATTATTACCAAAGAACACTTTGTTGAGGGTGTGCAGGTAGTACCCGTATCAGATCCGTCGGTTAATTCTACCATTGAGCGAATAATGAAAGCTGAGGCAATCTTTCAGACGGCAATGCAATTACCTGATAAAGTTAATATGATAGAAGCTTTAAAAATGGTATTTCAGGCGCAAGGATTAGATGAGAATCTTATAGACAACTTAATTATCAAAGATCAAGAAGTAGAACCCGCCGATCCTGTTACCGAAAATATGAATATGATGCAGGGCAAACCCGTTAAAGCCTTCATCGCGCAAAATCACGATGCACATATTGTCGTACACTCTGCTCTTGAGGATAACGATGCGGCTAAAGCTCACATACAGGAGCATATGGCACTTAAGTTCATGTTAGAGATGGAAGAGGCTATGGATATTGACTTAAGCCAAATTGATCCGAGCGACCTGGAGGTGCAAAATATAATTGCCTTAAAAGCAGCAAGAGCAGTAGAAGAACTGGGGTTAAACAAACATACCGAGGAGAATAAGCCTATTGATCCAAACGAGTTCCTTGCTGCAGAAATAGAGCAAAAACGGGAGGAAAATATCATTAAGAAAGAGATTGCCGATATGAATCTTGAAAAAGATGTCTTTAAAAGTCAGCTTCATTTCGAAGAAATGAAA